CGAAGGCCGCCGAGGTCCGCTTCGCCGGCGACTTCCTCGAGCGGCTGTACCGGGCGAAGAAGCGCGAATCGGGGCCGCTCTTCCTGGTCGTCGACGAGGCAGACATGTTCGCGCCACAGCGCCCGGGCCCGGAGCAGACGCGGACCCTCGGCGCGCTCGAGGCGATCGTCCGCCGCGGCCGGATCAAGGGCCTCGGCGACCTGCTGATCACGCAGCGTGCCGCCGTCCTGAACAAGAACGTGCTGACCCAGACCGAGGTCCTCGTCGTCATGCAGACGACCGGGCCCCAGGACCGCGCGGCGATCGACGACTGGATCGCCGGCAACGCCACGCGCGACCAGCGCGACGTCGTCCTCGAGTCGCTGGCATCGCTCGAGCGCGGCGAGGCGTGGGTGTGGAGCCCGTCTTGGATGAAGCTGCTGCGCCGCGTCCGGATCCGCGCCCGCTCGACCTTCGACTCGAGCCGGACGCCCGAGGTCGGGGAATCGGCGATCGAGCCGCGGGCGTTCGCCCAGGTCGACCTCGACAAGCTCGGCGCGCGGATCCGTGCGACGGTCGACCAGGCGAAGGCGAACGACCCAGCCGAGCTCCGGAAGAAGATCGTCGCGCTCGAGCGCCAGCTGGCCGAGCGCCCGACCGAGAAGGTCGTCGAGACCGTCGAGGTCCGCGTCGAGGTCCCGGTGCTCAACGGCCAGGTCGATCGGCTCGAGCACCTGTTCACCGCGCTGCAGCCGGTCCTGACGCTCGTCAACGACGCGGCGTTCGGCATCACCGAGGGGCTCCACGAGCTCGGCAACGTCCGGGCCGACATCCTCGCGGCAATCGGCCGCGTCAATCAGACCCCAACCAGGGAGCGGGGGGAGCGAGCGCCAAGGGGTGTGCCGGCTGAACCGGCCCGCGGCCGCGGCGACACAGCGGCGGCAACGCTCGCACCGGCGGCTCCGCGCCGCGATCCCGCTCCCGCCCTTGCCGCTGGCGAGGGTCGGCCGCTGAAGGCGGGCGCCCGCCGGATGCTGTCGGCCCTCGCCCAGCTCCACCCGACGCCTCTGACGCGCGGCCAGATCGCGACGCTGTCGGACATCAGCCCGACGTCGGGCACCTTCAGCGACTACCTCTCGGCGATCCGGAGCGCCGACTACATCGCCGAGGACGGCCGGACGATCGCCCTCTCGCCCGTAGGGCAGGAGCTCGTTGTCACTGAGCTCGGGCCTTATCCGCGCCGGCGAGGCGCTGTTCCTGGGCTCGGATCGATGACCCACATCGCCGCGTTCCTGGCCGGCGTCACGGCGGGCGCCCTCGCCATGCTCGCCTGGTCGCTCTACGTCGCGCTGCACGCTGACGGGACAGTGCCGCGTGGCTGAGCTCGAGCAGCCGTACACGCCCGACGAGGTCGCCGCGCTGCTGCGTGTCGAGCGATCGACGGTCATGGCCATGCAGCGCGACGGCCGACTGACGAAGGTGCCCGGGCTCCGGGTGGTGCGGATCACCCGCTCGAGCGTCGAGCGGATCCTGAAGGGGGAATACGATGGCGACGATGGGGAGGCACGGCGACGGAGGGATCACGAGGCGACCGGACGGCCGCCTGCAGGTCGCGATCACCCTGTCGTCGGGGAAGCGCCTGTACCGCTACGTCGCCCGGATGGACGATCGGGCGGCCCAGCGTCGGCTGGCCGACAAGGCACTCCGCGAGCTGCGCGAGGCCCGGCGCCTCGAGCTCGAGCCGGAACGGCAGACGCTCGAGGTCTACCTCCGCTCGTGGCTCGGGTCGCTCCGTGACGCGCGCCATGCCCGGGTCCGGCCGCGGACGCTCGAGTTCTACACGATGATCACGGAGCAGCGGATCATCCCCGTCCTCGGCGGGATCCGGCTCGATCGACTCAATGCGGCCGCGGTTCAGTCGTGGCTCGACGGGCAGGAGGGCAGCGCCCGGACGATCCACCACTGCCGCGCCGTCCTTCGCCGGGCCCTCAACATCGCGGTCCGCCAGCGCGTCCTCGGGCGATCGCCTTCACGCGCTGTGGCGAACTGCCGGATGCCGACACGTTCGAGGGGCGATCCGCTGACGATCGTCGAAGCTACGACGTCGACCTCGACAGCGGGTTCGTCACCGTGACGGCCCAGCTGGCCCGTAAGGACGGGGCGTGGATCCGCGTCGCGACGAAGACACGCCAGAAGCCGCGGATCGCCCTAGATCCCGCGACAGTCGAGACGCTTCGAGCCCACCAGCTGCGCCAGGCCGCCGAGCGGACCGCGGACTGGGAGTTCTGGGGCCTCGTCTTCGTCACCCCGGCGGGGATGCCCTGGGGCCGGAGCTCGACGCTGCTCGAAGACCTCGGCGTGGACGAGGCGATCCGGATGCACCGTCTCGGCCACGTCACGAAGCGGATGGCCCGGCGCTACGCGCACGGCTCGGAGACTCAGGACCGGGTCGCGTCTGAGCTCCTCGCGAGGGCGATCTCGTGAAGACGGTTGTCGAGCGCCGCCACTGGCGCGAGCGGCTGGGTCAGATGCTCGGCGAGTCCGTCATCGAGGTCGTGGACGTCATCGCCTTCGTCGCGATCCCTAGCCTCGAGTATCGGAGCAGCTGGGATGGCGAGCAGCGCGTCTCGAGCCCACGCGTCGCTGCGGTGGTGATCGGGCCCGACGGGCAGTACGACGCCGCGCCTCTGTCGGAGCTCCGCCGGGTCACCGCCCAGGAGCCGGAGTCGGCTCGATGACACAGATCGATGTCAGATTCGATGTCAGATCTGGCGGAGAGGGTGGGATTCGAACCCACGGTGACTTGCGCCACGCCTGTTTTCAAGACCGCACCGACTCCACAGTGGCTGATCATCGCACGCTGACTGGATCGCAGCGACAGTGAGGCGCTGTCGGTGGTCGTCGGTGGTCGTCGTCGAGCATTCGATGTCAGATTCGATGTCAGGGCCCTGGTGACCACGATGGTCAAGAGCGGTCCACCCCACCACTGGTCAGGGGCCCGCCATCGGCTCGGCACCGCGCCGGCGGATCCCCGCTTCGGCGGCCGGCCGCGGCGGGAGCCGGTGCCCGAGTGCTACCGCTGCACCGAGGTCCGACGAAAGCTGACCAGCATCCGGATCGTCGCCGGCGGGACCACGCTCGGGAGCGCGCTCCTGTGCGGCGAATGCATCAGCGAGCTGATCCCGCTCGACCCTGATCCGCTGCACGTCGACGGGGATCTAACGGCGACTGCTTGACGCAATCGGTTCTAGTCGCTCGCGGATGACCTGGCAGACGATCCCTCCCTCCTCAGCGGCCGGGCCGGACGACGAGCAGCGTCCGGCCCGCTCCGTCCTGATGGCCTGATGTGCCGATCCCGATCGAGTGGCTCGTCGGCCCGGTCGCGGCGCTGGCCCTGGCGCTGGTCGTCATCGGCGCCCTGTACCGGCTCCTCAAGGACTACATCGCCGACATCCGGGCCGAGCGGGACGCCTGGAAGGCTCGGTCCCTTGCCAGCGACGATCGACTCGAGCGGCTGGCCGACGCCTTTGAGGCTGGCTTCAAGAAGGCCGCCCCGAAGTGAACTGGTTCCGTAGCGTGCTCGCCCACTTCGGCTTCGCCCGCCAGTTGCCAACGTCCGACGACCTGCGAAAGACGTGGCCGAAGCACCGCCGCGCCATCAGCAAGGCCGACCGGGTGATCGCGGACTACCGCCGTCAGGATGGGCTCATCGAGCTGCGCGTCGTGCGGCGGTCGCGATCCCCGACCTGCTGCCGCTTCTGGTCGCGATGACGCTGATCGCCCTGCCGATCGTCCAGTGGGCAGCCGTCGGGTTCTTCGCGGCGCGCTCGCTCGAGGATCCGACCATCGTCAGCCTCCGGGCCCGAGTCCAGGATGCCCTCGCGCTGGCGATCGCCCAGACCGTCGGGGGCGGGCTCGGGCTGATCGTCGTGCTGCGCGCCCTGTCGCTCATCCCGCCGGTCGATCGCGGCGTGTTCCTCGTCGGCATCTCGTTCGCGCTGCTCATGGTGGCGGCGCCGGCGGTCAACTGGCTGCTGACCTGGAAGCCCTGGCGCCGGGAGTTGGGCGTCGCCGCCGGAACCGAGGAGGCTGGCTGACTCTATGGCACTCGGCAGGCCAATCGCCCCGTCGCTGCTCGTCACGCAGCGCGCCGGCGGCAGCTACCACAACCCGACGACCGGCATCGGCGAGCCGCCCGGCTATTTCGTCAAGGGCTCGAACGGGCTGTACCTCAAGGGCTACGGCTCGAAGTTTCCGGGCTCCACCTACCAGAAGTACCTGCACAAGGGCCTCGACCTGACCGGCTCGCTCGAGGCGGCGGTCCAGGCAATCGAGGCGGGAACGGTCGTCAAGGTCAACGCGACGATCGGCCAGATCGTCGTCCGGTTCCAGGGTCACACCGAGAGTTTCTACGGCGCGGTCCATTGCAACTCGATCGCGGTAGCGGTCGGGGCGAAGGTCGCGAAGGGCCAGCGGATCGGCGGGATGGGCAAGAAGGGCAACGCCTCCGGCATCCACGACCACCTGACGATCGAGGTCATCGAGAAAGGCTCCGACGGCGTCAAGCGCCGGCTGTTCTACGACCCCGTGCGGTTCTACCCGCCGCGGACGTTCCGCTACAAGCTCGCGTATCGGGCCGCCGCGATCGCCGCTGGCCTCGCCGACGCGGACGGCTACCTGCCAGGCGGCGACCTCATGTACGCCGACGCGATCTACCCGATCCGTGCCGTCACGGTCAACGACGGCGTGTACGTGCGCTCGAAGCCCGACAAGGCGGCGCCACCACTGACCCTGACGACGAGCGTGACGCCGGCCACGCAGGTCAACGAGATCCCCGGCGGCGACTACACGCTCGGGGGGGTCACGGCGAACCTTTGGGCGAAGGTTCGGCTGCCCATCGCCGGCGTCGTCACGACGGGCTACGTCGCCAAGCCGCTGATCAAGGTCGTCTGATGGTTCCCCAGTTCACCCAGGGCGTGTTCAGCCAGCGGTACTGGCGCGGCGTGGGCGACGTCGACGACTGCGCGATCCTCGCGGCGATCGCCTGCGTGCATGCCTGCGCGCCGTGGGCCGCCCTGCCGAGCGCGACCGCGTTCCGGGCTGCCGCCGGCAACCCGGATGATCCGTCGGCGCCTGACGGTCTCGGCATGGACCAGGTCGTCAAGGCGATCAAGGCGCTCTGGCCGGCCATCGGCGCGAAGCTCACCATCAGCGGCGGGACCGGGACATGGGCGTCGTTCATGGCGGCGCTGAAGGCCGGTCGCTGTGCCTCGGCGTCGGTCTACTCGGCCGCGATGGCGACCCGCGACGGCAAGCCCGTCCGGCACTCGGTCAGCGTGTACTGGAACGGCTCGATCCTGCGGGTCGTCAACCCGCTCCGCCGGCCGCACTCGATCGGCACCGAGATCAGCGAGGCGACCCTCAAGGCGGCGATGGACGCCATGCCCGAGGCCGGGCTCTGGTACGTCCTCTTCCCGACGGTCGCCGAGGCCTTCACCACCCATCCGCTCTACCCAACCGCGAGCTAGAAAGGGAGGAACTAACCATGGACCAGCTGCTGGGGCAGCTCACGAACACCATCGAGGGCAAGGCGATCGCCGCGATGGCGGCACTCGCACTGCTCGACTTCGTCACCGGGTCGCTGCGTGCGATCCAGTCGGGGCAGTTCACCCTCGACGCCTTCGCGACGTGGGTCCGCACGTCGCTGATCCACGTCGTGATCGTCACCCTGGTGATCATCACCGGCAAGGCGCTGGGGCCGATTAGCTTCGGCGACATCTCGATCGACGTCATCGGCCTCGCCGGCCTCGCCGCGGCCGCGTCGTTCTGCGCCACGGCGATCAAGTCGATCGTCGACAACCTCAACCCGCGCGTCGCCGACGTCGTTCCTCCGGACGCGACCTAGGTCGACGTGGCCACCGCGTACCTTCGGGGCTCGGGCCCCGATCCCTTCCCGGGGACCTCGCCTCACGCGGGCGAGGTCCTCGACGCGCTGGCCGCCTACCTCCGCCTTCGTGCCGATCAGCTGGGCCTGGCGACCTGGCGTCTCGCGGTCAGCCGCGGCATCCCGAACTCGTCGACCGCGCTCGCCGAGACGTATTTCCGCGATTCGGCGACCGAGGCCGTGATCGCGTTCAGCCCGAACTTCTTCGACTACGCCGAGCCCGAGCGTCGGTCGACGATCCTGCACGAGATCCTGCACTGCTGGTTCCACCCGATCTCGCGCTGGGCCCGCGATGCTGTCGAGGGGGAGCTCGGCCAGCGATGGGAGACACTCTTCGAGTCGTCGCTCGGCGAGCTCGAGGAGCAGGCCGTCGACGCGCTCGCTCACGCCCTGGCGCCGCTGTTCCCTGAAAGCCCGGGGGCGGCCGCGTGAGCCGCCGTCGGAAGCGCCGCCAGCTGCCGCGGAGCGTCGTGTACTCGAGCGCGCTGCAGAAGCTGTGGCGCCACCAGGTACCGACGCCGGCGGAGGCGCGAGAGCTCCGGCGCAACAAGCTTCCCGATGGGTCCTACCCGCTCGTGCCGCTCGTGCGTCCGACGGTGACCCGATGAGCCTCGACGACCTCCGGGCCCTGTACCAGACGTCGCGTTGGCGCCGGGCCGCGCACGCCTTCCTTCGACTGCACCCGGTCTGCATCCGCCCGGGCTGCGGCCAACGGGCGACGGTCGTCGACCACATCATCCCGCGGTCGACCGCCCGCGACGAGGCCGAGTTGCAGCGTCTGACCTGGGACCGATCGAACTGGCAGCAGATGTGCAAGCCGGACCACGACGCGAAGACCCGGCGAGAGAACGGCTGGGACAAGCCGAAGCGGCGGCCGCGGGTCGGCGTCCCGGCATCGGCCGTCGTGCGCCGCGACTACACCGCGAGGGCGGCCGTATGACAGCTGCGGTCGCCCTCGCCACCCCGCGCACGCTCCGCGCGATGCCTCGCCGGCGCGGCAAGGTCGTCGGCTCCCCGACTCCTCGCCTCGGCCCGCCGCCGCCGCTGAAGCACGACCTCGCTGGCTTCCGCGGCATCTGCCGTGAGCTCGGCATCTCGCCGATTCCCTGGCAGGAGTGCGCCGCGACCTACCTCGAGGCCCAGCGTCCGGACGGCCGGCACCTGTACGGCGAGGTCCCGGTCATCGTCAGCCGACAGAACGGGAAGACGACGCTGCTGATCCCGCTGATCACGAAGCGCCTCCGCGCGGGCCGCCGGATCATGCACACCGCCCAGAACCGGGAGCTGCCGCGCGAGGTCTTCGGCCAGGTCGCCGACATCATGGGCGACGGCGGGGAGCTGCTGAAGCGCCGCGGCCGCGTCGTCATGCCGCGGTTCGCGAACGGCCAGGAGGAGATCCGCCTCAGCAACGGCGGCGTGTACCGGATCGTCGCCCCGACTCGCGGCGGCGCCCGAGGTCCGTCGAACGACGACGTGATCATCGACGAGGTCCGCGAGCTCGACAACTGGGAGTTCATCGGGGCGGCGAAGCCGACGACGACCGCGAGCCCGGACCCCCAGATCGTGTACCTGTCGAACATGGGCGACGAGGAGAGCGTCGTCCTGACGGCGCTTCGCGATCGCGCCGGCGTGGATCCGCGGCTGGCGTACCTCGAATGGTCTGCCGATCCCGAGCTCGACGCCGGCGACCGGGCTGGCTGGCTGCAGGCGAACCCCGCGATCGGCCACATGCCGGGCGTCCTGGACACGCTCGTCGACGAGTACCGCGCCAACAAGCTCGGCGGCACGATGGCCATCTTCGAGATGGAGCACCTGTGCCGCTCGCAGAACACGCGGCGCGAGCTGCTGGTCAACCTCGGCCTGTGGAAGGGCCGCGAGGTCGACGACCTCGGCGCCCCGGCCCGGCCGGTCATGGCCGTGAGCATGGATCCGGGCGGCCGCCGGGCCTCGGCAGCGATCGCCTGGCGGAGGTCCGAGAAGTCGATCGCGATGCGCCTCGTGTACGACGTCACCGGTTCGCCGATCGACGTCGACACGCTCGGCCGCGACCTGCGCGCCGACGCCAAGCGCCTGGGCATCACGCTGGTCGGCTTCAACCCGATGACCGACGCCCAGCTCGCGCGGTACTTCCTCCGCAAGGAGCCGATCAGCGGCATGAAGTGGGCGAACGGATCCGCCCGGTTCGTCGAGCTGATCACCGCCGGGCTGCTCGAGTGGCACGACGCCGAAGCAGTCACGACCGACCTGTCCTGGACGGCGCGCAAGGCGCACGAGGCGTCGGGCACCTTCGAGGCTGTCCGGGCCAGCGATGACCGGCCGATCACCGCGGCGAACGCGGCGATCGCCGCCGTGTGGCTCGCCTCCGAGCCTCGTCGAGCGGATCCCGCGCGGCAGCCCGGGACGATGGCCCTCTGATGCCGACCCTCGACCTCCGCAAGCCGCTGCCCCTCACGCCCGAGTGGTGGCTCAAGCACCTGCTCGTGAAGCTGAAGACCCGCGCGCCGATGGCCCGCGAATACGACGAGTTCCACGAGGGCCAGCAGCGCCTGGCGTTCGCGTCCGACAAGTTCGCCCAGGTCTTCGGCCGTCGATATGCGCGGCTGCCGTCGAACTTCATGCCGCTCGTCGTGAACGCCGAGAAGGACCGGCTCGTCATCCAGGGCTTCCGGTTTGCGAACCGGCAGGCGGGCGACAACACGGCCTGGTCGATCTGGCAGGAGAACCAGCTCGACGCGGAGAGCTTGATCGCCCACGAGATCGCGCTGGTCAAGGGCCAGGCGTTCGCGCTGGTCACGCCCCAGAACGGCAAGACGCCGCTGATCACGATCGAGGATCCGACCGAGGTCGTCGTCGAGGCGGCGTCGGGCAATCGCCGGCTGCGCCAGGCCGCGTTGAAGGTGTACCGCGACGACGACGACCGGATGCGGGCCTACCTGTACCTGCCCGACGAGATCTACCGCTTCCGCTCCGAGCGGCCGGTCAAGGGCGGGACGAACACCTGGGAGTCGATCAGCTGGGAGCCCTACGCCGAGGAGGGCGAGGAGTTCCCGATCAAGAACCCGCTCGGCGTCGTACCCGTGATCCCGCTGACGAACCGGCCGCGACGCGACGGATCCGGGCGCTCCGAGATCGCATCGATCATGGGCAACCAGAACGCGATCAACAAGCTTCGCTTCGACGCCCTGGTCGCGTCCGAGTTCGTGGCGTTCCCACAGCGGTGGGCGACAAACATCGAGATCCCGACGGATCCCGACACCGGCAAGCCGATCGCGCCGTTCCGCCCAGGCGTCGACACCGTCTGGATTGCGCGCCGGCCGGACCCCGACGAGGCGGCCCAGTACGGCGACAAGTTCCCGTCCGCCGCGTTCGGCCAGTTCCCGGCGGCCGACCTTCGGCCCTACTTCTCGGCGATCGATTCCGAGCTCGGGCTCATGGTCGCTGCATCGGCGACGCCGTACTACTACCTCTTCGGATCCCCGTCCTCGGTGCCGCCGACCGGCGAGTCGATCAAGAGCTCCGAGGCGGCGCTCGTGAAGAAGGTCGCCGCCCAGGAGCTGCACTTCGGCGAGGGCTGGGAGGAGGTCATGCGGCTGTCGCTGATCGCCGTCAACCAGCAGACGAAGGCGAAGACCGACGGCGAGGCGATCTGGCAGGACGCGGAGACGCGCAACGAGGGCGCTCGCACCGATTCGGTCCTGAAGCAGTGGACGTCGGGCCTGCTGCCCGACGAGTTCGCCCTCGAGGAGCTGGGCTACAGCCCGCAGGCGATCGCCCGCATCGCCGCGATGAAGGCCGCGGCCACGCCGCAGCGCGTCGACGCTGCCGGCGCCCTGGTCCGCGCCGGCTATGACCCGGCCGACGCGCTGCGCGCCGTGGGCCTCGATCCGATCAAGCACCTCGGCCTGCTGCCAGTCACGGTGCAGCCGGTCCGAACCCCAACCGTTGCCGCGACACCACCCGGTGCGATGTCCGCATCGGAGCCTGGTTGACGTAGGGAGGTAAACCCCGATGGGAAATCAGTCCGCGGGCGCGATGCCCGTCGCGGGTGGCGCGACGCCACCCCAGACGCCGGCCCAGCCGGCAGCTCCGACAGCTCCGGCCACGCCGGCGGCGCCCGCGACGGGCGACCCCGAGGACCTGGGCGAGGGGGGCAAGCGAGCACTGAAGGCCGAGCGTGACGCTCGATCCGCCGCCGAGCGCGAGCGGGACGAGTTCAAGACGCGGCTCGAGGAGCTCGAGAACTCGTCGAAGACCGAGCACGAGAGGGCAATCGCCCAGGCGAAGAAGGACGGCGCGACCGAGGTCCTCACGAGGGTCCAGGCGCAGGTCCGTCGGTCGGAGGTCAGGGCGGCGCTCTCAGCAGCCGGCGTGTCGAGCTCGATGCTCGACCTGGCGGCGAAGGCCGACGAGTTCGCGGAGCTCAAGGTGACCGACGAGGGTGTCGTGCAGGGACTGGATCAGGCGATCGCCGACCTCAAGAAGGCGCTGCCGGACCTGTTCAAGGCACAGCCCGCCGGCGGTGGCAAGGCACCGGACTTCGGCGGTGGTCCGCGAGGGACCCCGGCTGGCGCCGGCACCGACCTGAACACGTTCATCCGACGCGCTGCGGGGCGCGCGTAGCAAACCAGCCCCGCCGAGAGGAGATCCATGGCCACGTACAACAGCCTGACCGACCGGACGGACGCCGGTGCTCTGTCGACCGAGGAGGTCGCCTCGAGCATCATCGAGGGCCTGCCGGCGCAGTCGGCCGCGCTCCGCACCTTCCGGCGGGTCAACATGTCCAAGGCCCAGCAGCGGATGCCGGTGCTGTCCGCGCTGCCAGTCGCCTACTGGGTGACCGGCGACACGGGCCTCAAGCAGAGCTCCGAGCTCGCCTGGGGCAACAAGTACCTCGACGTCCGCGAGCTCGCGGTCATCGTCCCGATCCCGATCAACGTGGTCGACGACAGTGACTTCGACATCGCCGGCGAGGCGGTCCCCCGCCTGATCGAGGCGTTCGGCGCCAAGCTCGACGCCGCGACGCTGATGAACGTCGACAACCCCTGGCCGGAGACGTACCAGAAGGGCATCGTCCGCCAGGCGTTCGACGCCGGCAACTACCACGTCGAGGGCACGTCGGCCGCGCCCCACGACGACTTCGCGGGCGACGTCAGCGACACGTTCGCGAAGGTCGAGGAGGACGGCTTCGACGTCAACATCGTCTACGCCCGCCGGAAGGTCCGGGCCCGGTTGCGGAACCTCCGCGACGACAACGGCAACCCGATCTACCAGCCCGTCGCCCAGGGCAACCCGGCGACGATCTACGGCGAGCAGCTCGAGTTCGTCCCGGGTGGCCCGTGGGTGAACAACTACGAGCTCGTGGCCGGCGATCGCAACGCGGCGATCCTCGGCGTCCGCAAGGACTTCGAGTTCCAGGTGTTCACCGAGGGCGTCATCAGCGACGACTCCGGCAACGTCGTGCTGAACCTGATGCAGCAGGACGCCATCGCGATACGCGCCACGGGCCGGTTCGCGTTCGCGGTCGCCAACCCGATCAACGCCGAGGGCGTGTCGGAGGGCAGCCGCTTCCCGTTCGCCGTCCTGGTCAACGCCGGCTCGTAAGCCGACCGGCCTGACCGAATCGTGATCACCCTCGGGGAGGCCCGCGCACGGGGCATCCCGCTCCCGGCCGACGATGTTGTCGCGCAGGACATCATCGACGAGCAGAAGGCGTGGCTTGTCCGGAAGCTGCGCGGGCCCCTCGAGGGATCACGCACCGAAACCTTCCACGTCGGCTACGGCAGGACGACCGGCAAGCTCGCCCTCGCCCGCTACACTGACGCGGTCACTGTCACCGACGGCGGATCCGCGCTGGCCGCCAGCCAGTTTCGCCTCGTCGACTCCGGCTCGGCGATCGAGCGCCTGGAAACGGGCTCGTCGCTGTGGTGGACCGGGCCCTACGTGGCCGTGCTCTACGCGCCGAACGACGAGGACGAGGTCCGCCGCGTGCTCTTCGACCTGGTCGCCCTGGCAGCCACGCCTGCGGAGGCCCATTCCTCCGAGCAGATCGGCGCCTACTCGTACTCCGGTGGCGGCGTGGCCACCCGTGCCGCGTCCCGGGCGGTCTTGGCCGCGAGCCTGATCCCGAAGCGCGATCCGCTCGTGTCGATGGTCGCGGTGAGCCGGCGGCTCGCGATCGAGGATCCCGTGATCAACCGGGCCGAGTCTGAGCTGTGAGCTACGCGGGCCTGCTCGTCCACCCGCTCGCGATCGTCACGCCGGCCATCGCGGATCCGGACGACGTCGACGGCTACGGGCAGCCGATCGCCGGCACGCCGACGACCGTGCTCGTGAACGGGATGGTTCAGCCGAAGACCGCGCGCGAGATCGCGCTGGCCAGCCAGGGCGGCACCGAGGTCGGCGACCACACGATCTTCCTGCTTCCCCGCAAGATCCACGCGGCAGCGTACATCCGCGACCAGCCCGACTCCGGCCGGCGCTTTGACATCGTCGGGATCCGGAGCTTCGAGTTCGGGTCGGTGCCCCACCTCGAGGTCGACTGCCGCCTCGTCGGCTCGACCGAGGGCCCGACGGTGCACGGCTCGTGACCCGGCGGCGGCGCAGCTTGCTGCTCCGGCTCGTGGAGCGGCTGTACGTCTGGGCGCAGGAACGCGAGCGGCGGATCGATCGCCAGGCGAATGCCGCGTGGTGGTCGCGGATGACGGAGCACTACCGCCGGGCTGATGCCGGGCGACTCGAGTAGCCCGTGATCACGATCGTCCTGTGCAACGGCTCCGAGGACAAGTGGCAGGACCACCGCGGCGTCCGGCGCCACTTCGTCGAGATCGCCGGCGAACGCCTGATCGACCGGACCGTCCGCCAGTTCGGCAGCCGCGCCGACGTCGTCGTCTCGGGGCCTGACCTCCGGTACAAGGTCCCCGGCGCCGCCCTCTACGTGCCGCTCGACGAGCCTGACAACCTCGACGCCGACATCCTCCTGTCGACCCGGGCGCTGTGGTCGAGCCTCGACCGGACGCTCGTCGTGCTCGGTGACACATGGTTCAGCGACGCCGGGGTCGATGCGATCGTTGGCCTCGGCGACCACCGCTGGTTCTACGTGGGTCGCGAGCACGGCTCCCGCTTCTCGGGCACCGACTACGGCGAGATCTTCGCGCTCTCGTTCTGGCCCGAGCACCAGGCCGAGCTCCTCGCGGTGATGCTCGAGGTCCGTCGGCGGCAGCGCGACGAGGGCCTCTGGCGCGGCGGGCTGTGGGAGCACTACCGGATCCTGCGGGGCATCGACCCGCTCGAGCACCGGATCGACGGCCACTTCCTCGAGGTCGACGACGAGACCGAAGACTTCGACTTCGGCCCGGCGTTCGAGACTTGGCTGCTCGCACGCGAGGGGATGCCGGCGTGACCGCGGTCTTCCTCGTCCCGCGCCGCAACGACAACGGGCACAGGGACCAGCTGTGGCAGTACGCCCGGGCTCGCTGGGAGCAGTACTTCCACGACGTCGCGGTCGTCGAGGGCCACCACGACGATGGGCCGTTCAACCGGGCGGCGGCGATCAACCGCGCGGCGCGCGCCGCCGGCGAGTGGGACGTCGGCATCATCATCGATTCGGACGTCCTGCTCTCGGTCAGCCAGGTCCGCGCCGCGATCGACAGTGCGACATCGACCGGCAAGGTCACGTGGGGCCACCGGCGCTGGCGGGGGATCCGTGAGGACGCGACGGTGCGCCTGGTCGCCGACCAGCGCGATCTTGGCGCGGAGCTGAACCGAGACGAGCTCGACCTGATCGTCGAGCGCACCAACCCACTGTCCTGGTCCTGCTGCATCGCGGTGCCTCGCCCGGTCTTCGACGACCTCGGTGGGCTCGACGAGCGGTTCAAGGGCTGGGGCTTCGAGGACATGGCGTTCCAGTCGGTGATTTGCGGGCTGTACGGCTACGAGCGGATCGAAGGCGACGTCGTCCACTTGTGGCACCCGAGGTCCGAGGAGCGGATCCTGAAGGGCGAGACGCGCGCGACGGCGACGCCGGAGTACGTGACGAACGCCCGCCTCGGCCGGCGCTACATGGTCGCCCTGCGCCGAGACCATGCTCTCCACGATCGCGGCGACCAGCCGGCTTTGGAGGAGGAGCGGCAGCGCGACATCGACAACCTCCGGCGTGATGACGCCAAGTACGACGACGTCGCGCGCCGCCACGGCCTGCCCGATTGGACGAGCTGGTGGCCGACTCTCGAGGAGCTGCGTGACGGGGCGAAAGCCGTCGAGGCCGAGGCGGCGGCGAGCTCGGTCACAGTGGTCGTCACGACCGGCGGCGACGAGGCGAACTGGGCCGAGCGGTCCGACTACCTGCGGCGATCGCTCGAGTCGCTGAACGACCGGGTCACGGGGCCGATCGTCCAGCGCGTCGTGTACTCGGACTGGGCGGGCCACGCCGAGGAGCTGGCTGCGATCGCCGAGGAGGAAGGCTTCTACGTGGTCGGCGGCGGTCACCACGGCTACACAGGGGCCAGGCGCCGGCTCTGGGCATACCTGGCGAAGCGGGCCCGGGGCACGTTCATCTTCGCGGCCGAGGATGACTTCACGTACGACCGCGACGTCGACCTGGCGCCGATGATCGAGACGCTTGAGGCACGGCCCGAGCTCCGCCAGCTGGCGCTCCTGCGCGGCCCGTACTACCCGCGCGAGCTCGAGGCAGGCGGCGTGCTGCAGTCGCTGGCCACGCCGCACGAGCTGGTCAACCACAGGGCGCACCCGTTCGTCACGCACCGCGACCACTTCACGGCCAACCCGTCGCTCTTCCGGCGATCGCTGACGAGCGTCGAGTGGCCGAACGCGGCGAGCTCGGAGCGCGTCTTCGGCGACGTGGTCCTTCGGGATCCGTCCGCCCGCTTCGCGTACTGGGGCGCTGGCGAGCCGTGGGTCAGCCACGTCGGGGCGGTCCGCGCCGGGACCAGCTACTGATGTCGGTCATCGTCAAGGGCGGCCTCGCCCGCTACCGCGCCGTCCAGCGTGACGGCGACCGATCGTGGCTCATGGAGTGCCCAGGCTGTGGGACATGGGCGAACCTCGACAACGACCAGTGGCTCGGGCTCGTCTCGGTCGACCATGCTGCTGACGGCTGCACCGGCGGCTACCACGAGACGCACAACTACGCGGCGGACCTCGAGGCCCACATCGACGAGGCCCAAACGAGCTGACCGTGGACGCGATCGCCTGCGAGCGGCAGTTCATCGATCATGCGGCCCCGGTCTGGCGTCTCCTCCCGCCACGGCACCGGGGCCGCTTCCTGACCGACGCCTCCCTGGTCGAGCACGCTCGCGGCCGCGGCATCGAGGCCGAGGCGATCGACACTGGCGCGCTGCGCCGGAGCTCGTTGCCGCCGACGGCGAATCCAGGTCCCGGGCCCGCCGCGTTCGTCGTCTCGATCGGCGACACGAAGGTCGCCCGCCGCCTGGGCTACCGCCGGTTCGCGTTCATGGAGCACGGCGCCGGCCAGGCGTACATCGGCGATCGCGATGCCGTCGCCCAGCGCCACCCGTCCTACGCCGGTGGCGTCGACCGTGAGGACGTCGAGCTCTTCCTGGTGCCGAACCAGTACAGCGCCGGCCTGTGGCGGCGGGCGTACCCGGAGGCCCGCGTCGACGTCGTCGGCAGCCCGAAGCTCGAGGACCTGTACCAACTGGTCGCCGAGCGGGTGGAAAGCGACCGGCCCGTCGTGGCGATCTCTTTCCACTGGCCTGCGTTCACCTGCGAAGAGGCGGGATCCGCGCTGGGGCATTACCTGAAGATGCTGCCGGCGCTTGTTGCCGCTTACCAGGTCATCGGCCACGCTCACCCGAAGGGTGACTGGCCTGCCCGCGTCGCCCGGCATTACCGCCGGGCCGGCATCCCGTTCGTCGAGGACTTCGCCGACGTCGTTCGCCAGGCCGACGTCTACGTGTGCGACAACAGCTCGACGATCTTCGAGTTCGCGGCCACCGGCCGGCCGGTCGTCGTGCTGAACAAGCCCGAGTACCGGCGCGACGTGAGCCACGGCGGGCGCTTCTGGGACTGGGCGACGGTCGGGATCCAGGTCGATCAGCCCGACGCGCTCGTGCCGGCGATCGCCCGGGCGCTCGAGGATCCGCCGGCGATCCGCGCCGAGCGGGAGCGCGTGCTCGAGCTCGTCTATCCGGTGCGACATGGCGCCGGCGAGCGCGCGGCCGCGGCGATCGCGGACTGGTTGACGCAACCGGCGACGGTGGCCGCCTGATGGTCGATCCGACTGGCGCCCTGATCGTCGAGCTGCGCAACGCCAACATCGCGGGCAAGCGCGTGCGCGGTGGCGAGCCGGCACCGAAGGCGAACGGCTACGAGGGCGACGCGCTCGGGCCCGGGTATTACAAGCGGTTCGTCGTCGTGTCCAGGCTCGGCTACGACCGCCTGCACCGCGCGCCGGTCGCGTTCCATCGCATCGCCGTCCGAGCCTACGGCGCGACGTTCGAGGACGCGGCCGCGCTGATGGGCGAGATCTCTGACCTGCTCGACAACGCCGGCCCGCGGCTGACGGCGTCGGGCGTCGCGATCCACCAGTCGCTTGACGTATCCGGCGGTAATGCGCAACGGGATCCGGACACGGGTCAGCCATACGAAGCGGGTGTGATCGAGCTCATCGCGGGGACCCAGGTCGTCGCGGTCTAGCCCTCCGGCTCACGGGTCGGTCGAAGGCGAAGGAGCGGGATTGGAGATCTGTGCGCGGACGGGCTGCAGCCACGTCCAGGCGCTGCACGAGGGGCGGACCGGGCACTGCCGGTTGAACGGCTGCCGATGCGATGAGTTCCGCGCCCCGGCACCCGAGCCCGTCCCGACCGTCGCCGTCACCACCCAGGCGATGACCGGCCCGACCGTCAGCGTGGAGGCGTTCACGGCGATCGTGACCGTGATCGCGTTCGCCGCCGGCGTCGTGCTGGGGATCAACCTGTGACCGCCGAGCCGCGCACCACGACGATCGAGGGACAGGCGACGCTCGTCGTCGCGAACGCCTCGTCGCTGCCGTCTAGCCTCGCGACCCTGCTCGGCGAGATGGCCCCGTTCGGCTTCGCGGAGCGTGCCGACTTCGCGCTCGCCGGAACGCGCCCGGCCTGCGAGGTCCTGCGCGTCCACCGCTGGCAGACCTTCCGCGTCGGGCGCTGGTCGAACCCTCGCGACTTCGGAGCCGTCGTCGGCCACGACAAGGTCAGGGGCCAGGTGGTCCCGCGGACGGTCACCGTCCCGCGCGGCCTGCGCCACCTGCGCCTCGAGATGTGCGCCGACTGCGGAGCCGTCGCCGTCCACGACATCACGCCTGAGAAGTGGGCCGGAGCTCGGCCCGCGACCCTCGTGAACCTCGCGACCGGCGCGCGCCGGATCGCTTCAGCAGTCGGGCAGCCCGACCTGGTCATCGGCTGGTACTCCGGCAAGCGCCGGGCCGGCCGCGAGTACCGATGAAGCGGCCCAGCCGCAGCTAGTCAGCACAGGAGTCACGAATGCCCACCGGAAACGGCATCACAGCGGACACCCCGGTCAACCTCGTCGTCGGCGCCGGCGTACTCCTCCGGGCGCACGCCTACTTCGGGGCGTCGATCGACAACAACCTCTTCGCGGTCGATCGCGAGATGTTCACGCCGGACCTCAACGGGATCATGGCCGATCTCATGGGGACCGACTACATCACGCGCTCGGTCGGCCGCATCGAGGCGACGATCCCCGAGGTCGGCGCGAACGTCATCGCGGCCGGCATCCCGGGCGCGACCGTCGACACGTCGACGCCCGGCCAGACCCTCATCAGCGAAGCCACGGCCCGGCGCATCCCCGATGCGTCGTACGCCGACTGGGAGCTGGACATCGACCGCCTCAACGGCGGCCAGTTCCAGTTCGAGGTCGACAACGCGATCAACACCGCGGCGTTCGAGGGCGAGCTGCAGGACGACGGCCTGTTCGCCCCGCGCTACGTGCTCGCCGGGCGCATCGATCCCGATGCCCTGTCGACCTCGCCCTGGCGGATCCGGATCCTCGACACGGCGTCGTGATCGCGGACCCGCTCGTCGCCGTCCTGGCGCTGGCCCTGGGCCTCCTCGTGGGGCTATGGGCCGGCGCCGGGCTCGGCCTCCGTCTCGCAGCCCGCCGGCGCGCCGCGCTCGGCGCCCATGCCCAGCTGGCGCGCCTCTGGCCGGCCGAGCTCCCCGGTCGGTCGGCGGCCGACATCCTGGCCGGCGTGGTGCGCGTGTCGCTGGGCGGGACGGCCTACGAGCTGCCGGTCCTACCGCGCGCCGCGTCGCGCGCCTGGCTCGAGCAGCTGGACGCGCGGTTCGCCGAGCTGGCCAGGGACCTCGAGAAGGCCGGCAACGACGCCCCGGTCATCATGTCCCGCCTGGTCAGTGAGGCCGACGCCCTCTACGACATGCTCCTGTCCTACGACGAGCACCGCGTGCTGCCGTCGCGCGATGACATCGACGCGATCGCCACGGACACCGAGATCCTCCGTGCGGTGCTCGAGGTCTGGCGGGCCGTGAACCCTTTAGCCGCCACCGTGGCCGAGGCGAGCGTCCTGACGCCGACGCCCTCTCCCGAGCCGCGGACTTCGCCGCCAGCGTCTACGGCTGGGGTCCAGCCTTCATCGAGCGCGACCTCACCGACGAGCAGCTCGTCTGGTACTTCGACGCCGCCCAGGACCGCCTCGAGCGCACCACGCACGCGGAGTTCGAGCGGCTCGTCGGAGCGGTCCGGCTCGGCACCATCTTCGCCCACGACTCGCGCCAGCACTCGCGCTGGCGCTCGCGCTCGCGCGGCGCGAAGCCCGCTCGCCCCCTCTCCGGCGCCGAGCTCGAGGCTGCCGTGATGCGGGTCGCGCAGCTGTTCCCGGGCAACGTCATCGCGGCGGCCGCCTGACATGGCCGCACGCCAGTCGCGCGTCGTGCTCAACCGCGCCGCCCTCAACGAGATCGACGGCGGCCTGGCGGATGGCGTCTTCGACATCGCCCGCGCGATCGCCGTCGTGGCTGCCTCGCGGGCGCCGGACGCGCCACCCTACGGCGAGGGGCTCGTCGACGCCGGTGGCGCTGCCATCTGGGTCCGCGGCCGGAAGGTCGCCGAATCCACCACGGGCCCGGGCGGCAAGGTCGACAAGCCGCGCGGCCTGACGCTGAAGAGCGCCGGCGCGACGATCGTCGGCGTCGTCGGGTTCGGCTTCCCCGCCCTCTTTGTCGAGCTCGGCACGATCCTGATGCGGGCCATTCCGTTCCTCACGCCGGCGGCGATCGAGGTCATCGGCAACCAGGCGCAGCTCCTCCTCTCGAAGGCGATGGCGCGCCGGCTCCGCGGTGAACGATCGGCGAACACGGCACGGATCCAGGAGAGGATCGCAGCGAGCCGGGCACGGCAGGCCGCGGCATGAACATCGGGTCGGTATTCCTGACCCTGCTCGCCGATGGGTCGAAGCTCGCACCACAGGTCCAGCAGGAGGCCGCCAAGGCCGGCGACGCCGGCGCGAAGACGCTCGGCCAGCGGCTGTCGGGGGGCCTCAAGGGCGAGGCGTTCAAGGTCCTCGGCGGTGTCGCGTCCGCGGCGTTCGGGCTGATGACGAAGGGCGCCCTCGAGCTCGAGAACGTGCAGGCGCGGATCCGCGCCGAGACGAGCGCGACGGCCGACGAGGCGGCGGCTGCGGCGAAAGTCGTGAACAAGGTCGCCGGCGACGAGCGCATGTCGCTCGAGGCGGTCAGCGACATCGCGATCAGGGTGCGGCGCGACATCGGTGCGATCGGCCCAGAGGCGGACAAGCTGACAGCGAAGATCGCGAAGTTCGCGCGCGTCACCCGCCAGGAGGGCGGTGCCGCGGTCGCCGACATCGACGACCTGATGGATGCGTGGGGCCTGACCGTCGACGATCTCGATGGGCTCCTGGACAAGCTCGTCGTCTCGGGCAAGAAGTTCGGCGGCACCATCACGGCGGACCAGAAGGCCCTCGCGGCCATGGCGCCGCAGCTGAAGGCGTTCAACCTCAACATCGACGACGGCATCGCCCTCCTGGACCTGTTCAAGGCATCGGGCCTCGACGCTGCAGGCATCCCGCGGGCCCTCAACAGCGCGATCCAGAAGCTCGACGGCCGGCCGCTGCAGGACTTCATCGCCGAGCTCGCGGCGATCGAGGATCCGGGCGAGCGGGCGCGGCGAGCGATCGAGGTCTTCGGCGCCCGCGCCGGCGCGCAGCTGGCGAACGCGATCAAGCCGGGCATGGATTCGCTCGAGGACTTCAAGATCAGCACCGAGGAGGCGGCGGGCGCGGTCGATGCGGCGGCCGACGTCCTCGATAGCACCTGGTCCGGCCGGCTCTCGAAGTTCTTCAGCCAGGTCGGTGCCGCGGCCCGCGGCTTCGGTGCCGATCTCGGCGCCGCCACGACGGCGCTGGCGAGCCTCGGCACCCTCCTCGCGACCATGGGTGGTGGAAAGCTCCTGAAGGGCCTCGCGGCCGTCACCCTGAAGCCCCTGGCGGGCCTGGGGGTCCGGATCGCGACTTTCATCGCCACCGAGCTCGCCACGAGCACCGTTGCCTCGCGGCTCAGCGACGGCCTGGCGTCGGGCTTCAGCAAGGTTCCTGGCTCTTCGGCGATGAAGAGCGGGATCAACAGGCTGGGCGCGGCGCTCGGCTCGCCGCTCGGGAAGGCGATCGGCCTCGCGGCGGCGATCGCGTTCGTGGTCTGGTTCGCCGACGAGCTCAACAAGCGCAAGGACGAGGTCGCAGCCCAGGCGAAGACCATTGGCGATTCGGTCGGCGAGCAGATCAAGAACGGCACCGACGCCCAGCTCGAGCAGTCCCTCGCGGCCCTCAGAGAGGGCATGGCCGCGATCGAGGCCGCCACGAAGCGCGGTCCGATCCAGATGGCGACACCCGAGCAGATCGACGCCCTGAAGGCCCTTGTCGAGCAGTACAACATCGTCCAGGAGGAGCTGAACCGGCGCGCGGCGATCAACGCCGGCGTGGCCGAATCACAGCTGCGGGGCGCGAAGAGCGGCGTCGCCAGCGCCGCGGCCGAGCTGGCGATGGAGATTCCCAACGGCTTCACTCGCAACCAGGCGGCCGCGGCGGGGCGGATGCAGGCCTTCCTCGACATGACCATCGGCCAACGGCTAGTGGCCATGGGCCCCGTCGTTCTTCGACGTGCGGCGGAGCTCGCGCTCGGCATCGCCTCGGGCCTGCGCGATCGTCGATCGGCGATCGACGCCGCGATGGACCAGCTGCGCGAGGACATCAAGAACAGGCTCACGCCGTCGAAGGAGGTCGCGCACGACATCGGCCTCTTGTTCAGCAAGACCCTCGCCCGCGGCCTGAAGGACGCGGACCCGGTGATCAAGGCCCAGGCCGAGGGAACGCGGGCGCTGATCGAGGCGCAGCTGATCGAGACGATCAAGGCCGGCGGCGAAGCCGGGAAGAAGATCCAGGAGGAGCTCGAGGCGAAGCTGAAGTCGAAGGACCCCGCGGTCAAGGCCCAGGCGGAGCGGACGAAGAGCCTCGTCGATGCCGCGCTGAAGGCCCAGCCGGCGAAGACGCCGGGCGAGGTCATCGGCGACCAGCTGAACGCCGATCTGAAGGACAAGGGGACGACGCTCGGGAGGACCGCGTACGACCTCGGCCGGACGATCGCGAAGAACCTGATGGCCGGCGTGAAGGGCACGGGCTACGTGGCACCGTCTCCCTCGCCCACCGGCCGGCATTACAGCGGGCCGCAGGAGTTTCATAAGGGTACGTGGGGCGTTCAGGGCGACCAGCTGGCGTTCGTCCACGACCGCGAGATCATCGTGCCCGAAGCCGAATCGGAGGCCATCCGCGCCGGCACGGCAACCCTCGGCGCGGTCCCGACCGGGCCGATCATCGGCTCGCTCAGCCTCAGCGTCGACGCACGTGGCAACCCGAACCCCGATGCCACAGGCGCCGCGGTCAAGCAGGGCGTCGCCGACGCCATGGCCGACGTCTTCCGCGACCAGTCCCTGCGCGGCCTGACGGGGACGCGACCATGACCCTCAGCCTGCTCTCGCTCGGCACCGCGACCGACCTGCTCGACGCCTCGTTCTCGGGCTTCGCGCACCCGCCGAGCAAGGAGCTGCTGCCCCTCCTCGAGAACACGGTCGGCTCGACCGGCAACGTCGTCGTGCAGCAGGGCTCGCTCGGACGGCGGCGAGCGTCACTCACCTTCATCGCCCGAGACACCACGCAGAAGAACCTCATCCGCGGCTACGACGAGACCGGCGAGGCCGTCGACTTCGTCGATTTCGACGGCTCCACGCGCTCGGTCATGGTGCTCGACTTCAGCAGCGCCCTCCGGTTCGGCGACGTGTGGAGCATCACGGTGACGCTCCTGGAGCTCTCCGGGCCCGTGCCAGCCGGTTCCTAAGCGATGGCCCAGGACATTACCCCCGAGCTCGAGGCGATCCTCCTGCAGGAGCTGCAGGTCGGCGACGACAAGCCTCGCGCCGAGCTCGAGATCGACTACGTCGATCCGGCGACCCCGGCAGCCACGCTCAGCTCGTGGCGGTACCTCGAGGGCGCGACCGGCCATTCCGCAGGGTTCGAGGCTCCCGCTTTCGTCGACTCGGGCTGGTCACTCGGGGACCAGGCATTCGGCCTGAACGACCTGACGTATGACGGGCCGATCGTCACTCCCTGGCCCGGGCACAACGATGACCTGTGCCTGCGGGCCCATCTCGACGTCCCGGCCGACGTCACGGCCGTCCAGCTCCGTGTCCGGATCGATGTCTCGGGCGAGGTCTGGGTCAACGGCGCGAGCATCGGCACGGTCCTGTTCAGCGACAACCCGTACAAGGTCTTCGACCTCGTCTCCTGGAACGTCGGCGACAACGTGATCGCCGTCCGGGCCCACGCGGACGACAACCAGAACCGGTTCACCCTCGAGGTCGTGACCGAACCTTCGTACGTGGCCACCGAGGTGATCCAGGTCGCCTCGATCGACCTCGACCGCAGCCGGAAGATGGCCGCGGCACAGCTGGACGCGCTGCTCGACAACGAGCTGAACGATCGCGGCTGGTACACGCAGCCGTCGATCGTCTTCGCGCCCAACAACCCGGTCCGCGCGTTCGCCTGGTACGGCGACCCAGCCAACCGCGTGCGTGTCTTCACGGGGCTCTTCGATCGGATCGCCGAGCACCGCAACCCGAAGCGGATCTCGGTCAAGGCCCGAAGCCGGATGAAGTGGATGCTCGGGCAGGGCTTCGTCGCGACGGCACCCCAGGGCGCCGACGAGGAGGGCGCCGTCCGGACCGAGGACAACGGGGTCTACCTCGGCAAGAGCCCCGAGTACATCTTCGGCGACATCTGCGACCGCGCCGGCTGGCCGTCGGCCGATCGATCGGTGGGCACGTCGGGCTTCACGCTCGCCGAGTACGACCTCACCGACAAGGGCTCGTGGGCCGACCAGATCGCTGGCGCCGACCGCCTCACCACGGCGACCGGCTGGGATCTCTGGGAGGACGAGCTCGGGGTCATCCACTTCGAGCCGAGCCCACTGATCGCCACGCTCGAGCCCACGCCTGCCTGGGACTTCGCCGCCGGCGTGAACGTCCTGGCGCTCGACCACCAGGTCGACGACGAGGCGCGCGCCACCCGGGTCGAGGTCGGCGGCCCGATGACGAGCGCCGTCCCGATCTGGGAGCAGACCTGGTCGACGTCAGTCCTCGACTACCCGGCCGGCGCCTGGTACGACCCGGCGGATCCCGACAACATCAGGGTCATCGACCGACGGACGAAGTACATCTACACGATCCGCCAGAGCGACCGGGCGATCGTCGCGAAGCGGTACCTCGGCGGCTATCCGTTCGGGCTGTCTGGCGATCCCCTGGACCCCAGCCACTACTACGTGCTGAACGCGCCCTTCTGGAACACGGGCTCACAGACCGGCAACTCGGTCAAGGAGTACCGGAAGAGCGACAACGCCCTGCTCGCCACACACGCCCTGCCCGACGGCAAGTGGTCGTCGCTCAAGACCGACGGCGTGAACCTCTGGCTGGCCAACTACGGCGACCACAAGATCTACAAGCGATCGATGACCGCGGTCGCGGTCAGCTCGGCCACGATCAGCTACGGCGGGGCCGTTCAGGAGAGGCCCACCGGGATCTGGATCAACGGCACGACGATGGGCGTGTTCTTCTCCGCCTACAAGCGGTTCCTGCTCGTCACCACCGCGGCGCCGACCGTCGTCACCGGCGTCCAGTCCACCGAGGGCACGCGCATCGCCGGCGGCGAGGCCGACACCGACACCGACACCGACCTGTACGTCGTATCGGGCAAGGGCAGCTGGGGCCTGACGTCGGGCATGGTCGCGAAGTTCGCCCTGGCCGAGCTCGTGACGACCGACGTGACCGCGCTCGCGATCGACTACGACCTCGAGGACGAGCTCGGCCGGCAGTCGGGCATTGCCGATCGCGACCACGGCGACTGTCCCAACGACGGCACCACACACCCGTTCGAGGCGCGCCCGGCGACGTACTCGATGAAGGTCGTGCAGTCGCTCGCCCAGGCGCAGGACGTCGCCGACGCGCAGCTGGCGCTGCTGTCGAGGCTCCGGCGGGTGCTCGACCTCGGGACAATCGGGCATCCCGGGATCCAGATCAACGACCCGATCAGCTACGTCGACGCGATCGCGGGCATCGATTCGACCTGGATCATCGATTCGTACCGGATCAAGGTCGCCCAGACCTACATCCAGACGATGAGCCTCCTGCCGTGGGAGGCCCCGGCGTGAGCAAGAACCCCACCCGCAACTACGCGATCGAGTACGTCGGCGGCAAACAGACCGACGTCGAGAGCATCGTCTCGGCGGCGATCGCCGCGGCCGCGGATCCCACCGGCGATCCCGTCGGCGACGTCATCGACACGGGTGACGAGGGTGCGACCTTCGACCTCGGCTGGTTCATCGTCACGGACTACGGCGCGACAGGCGACGGCGCCACCGACGACACCGTGGCGATCCAGACCACGATTGACGCGGCCTACGCCGCGGGCGGCGGCGTCATCTACTTCCCGCCTGGTGTCTACATCATCGGTGGGGCGCTGCAGGACACGGGCGCGTTCAATGGTCAGCTCTTGCTCCCGGACATCGACGACGCCGACCCTCACATCGTGATCACCTTCCGGGGCGCGCTTCGCCCCGGCCTCCATCCTGCCTACGGAACAGACATCTCCCTCGACTCTGCGCACAGCATCCTCAAGTCGACCCTCACCGGGGCGTCAGGGACCGCCGCGGTCTTCTCGGCCGGCAACTACACGCCGCCGCTGTTCAACAACGGCAACAACCTCGAGGTGAACGTCGAGGACTTGGTCTGCCTCGGCCCCGACAATCCGACGTTCACGTTCTGGAACCTCGTCTCCGCGCAGGCCGGAGCGATCCGGGACCTGCAGATCAGCACGCCCGGGGGGTTCGCCGGGTCGGCCGTCCAGCCGACGCACTCGAACGCCTACGGCATCAAGCTCCCAGCGGTCTTCCGCTCGAACTTCACCGAGACGACTGGGCTCTCGGTCGGCGGCTTCTACACCGGCGTCCTGAACGGCGAGCGTGCCGATCATCGCGGCCTGCTGCTCGGCATCTGCATCGTGTGCTTCGAGCAGCCCGAGATGTATTACGCCTCGGTTGTCCACTCAATGCAGCTGACGAGCTTCCAGTACGGCATCCGGGCCTCGGGCGGCGATTCGCGCCTGGACATCCTCGACTACTCGGCCGAGCACACGACCTCGCCGGCGTGGATGGTCACGATCGCCGACCTCGACGACGCATCGAACCGGATCCGCGGCTACATCCGGCACCAGAACGCTGTCACTGGCGGGGCGCTCGATAACACCTTCACGAAGACCGGCGGAGCGAACGTGCTCGCCGAGGTGAAAGGCCCGTGGTGGGGCGGCCTGACCGTAAAGGAGGAGGGCGTCGCGCTCGCGACCCTCGCGACATCGATCGACTTCGCCGGAGCCGGCGTCACAGCAACAGGGACCGGAGCCGCGAAGACCGTCACGATCCCCGGTGGGGCCTCGACCCTGGACGACCTGACCGACGTGACGATCACGAGCGTCGAGGACGGCGAAATGCCGCGCTGGAACGGCTCGGCGTGGGTCAACGATCCAGGCGTGATCTGCGTCGACCCCGGCACGCCGACCTACGACACCGGCTCGCCGCCGGGTATCACGATGGCTACCGATTGGGGCGTCGACGGGTCGGGGCTGCCGTACTACGACGATGGCGGCGCCACGGCCGGCGAGGAGGCCGCGCTGTTCTACGACCCGCTGACCGACCACTACTTCCTCATCGCCTACGAGCTCTAGGGAGAAGCCATGACCCGCGTCGATCTCGCCCGCCTGTCCGATGTCGCGTCGGGCGTCGCCTCGGGCTCATCGTTCCCCGGCACGCCCACGACCGGCGACCTGTTCTTCCACACGACCTACGACATGCTGTTCGAGTACGACGGCACGCGCTGGCTCTGCACCTGCCAGCACACGCTCGAGTTCCGGTTCGATACCGCCATCCCCCTGACGGCCAGCGGTGGCTGCCGAGCGGGTCATCCAGGCCACGGGCTCGGCCTGGAGATTTGGGGTCAGAAGTTCCATTGCGCCACCTTCGTCATCACCACGAACGACGGCACCAAGTACTGGACATACACCCTCGATACGGAAGGTTCGGTGCTGTCCACCATCAGCAACGCGGCCAGCGCCGTCGTGGTGGAATCAGACGACGTGAACGCCGTCCTCAGCCGTGCCGCGTACCCGTGGTTTACCGTCACCGTCACGAAGGTGAGCACGCCTGGAAACTGCTACACGCCCCCGTTCCTCGACTACCGGTTCATCGGGGCGTAGTTCCTAGGGTCCGACACAGAGCAGGCAGAGCGGGTCGCTGTAGGCCATGACGCCGGGCCAGCTGACCGACCACGCGACGATCGCGAGCACGTTCGACACTAGCGCCATGCCGGCGAGCATCGCGACCGCCGGCCGCCCCCAGCGGGGTACCGCCGGCCAGGCCGACGCGAACACCAGGAGCAGGAACGGGACGCCGAAGTAGAGGTACTGCCAGCCGCCGGGGACGTTCAGCCCGGTCCGGCTGAGGCTGAGGATCCCGTACTCGGTCAGCAGCCCGACGATGCCGACCGCGGCCAGGCGTCGATCAGGGACGCGGAGCAGGAGGACGAGGGCCGGGAGCAGCAGCAGATAGGCCAGCGGGCCGAGGCCGGTCAGCGCCGAGGCCGACGCCTGCATGCCGCCGACGATCCAGTCGATGAGCCCCGCCGTGGCCGCGGGCCCGGTGTAGTGGACCATCGCCCCGCGCCCGACCAGCAGGTACCAGACGCCGTACACGACGACCGGGACGGCCGATGCGACGAGAGCGCGCCGGCTCCAACCGTACAGGGCGGCTGCCGGGACCATGAACAGCGCGAAGCCTTGCGTCGCGATCGCGAGGCCCAGCAGGACTGCCGCCAAGCCCGGGCGCTCGCGGATCACGACGATCGCCCACATCGCGAGTGCCCCCGATGCGATTGCGCCCATCTGGAATGCCCAGAAGAGGTTCAGCGCGGCGCTCCCGAGGAAGAGCAGGATCGCGGCCGCGGCCAGGGCGGGCCCGCTCCCGACGTGTCGATCGACGAGCGCGTAGACCGCCGCGACGAAGGCGACGTGCGTCGCGAAGAGGACCACGAGGAACGGCAGGTACGAGCTCGTCCCGAAGGCAGCGATCAGTGCCGAATACGCGATCGCGTGGACCGCGACGAAGTGCTCGGCGTGCGGCAGGAACCAGCTGGCGGGGTCGGTGATCGACCGCTGCTGGATGAACGTCCAGTCATCGTGCCAGAACGCTGAGCTCCGGCTCGTTAGCACCAGGAGGAAGGCAACCGCGATGATGCTCAGCGAGACGAACCCGCGATGTCGCCGGACCAGGGCCGCCACGGCGGTGAGCCGCGGGTGATCGGTTTCCCCTACTCTGCCCACGCCCCGGCCCCGCGTCGAGACGAGCGATCCCGCCCAGGCGGCCAGCCGCGCTCGAGCGACCGGGGTCACTTGCGCCGTGCCCGCCTGAACATCGAGAGGATCACCCCAACGACGCCGATCGCAGCCAGGGCCAGCAGGACGATCCCGATCGTGTCATCCGGCACCACGCACCCCCGAGTTATCCACAGCCTCTGACAACCAACCTGTCACGCGACGTCCACAGCTATTTCGCCAGATCGTGGACAAGGCTACTGACATCGAGCGACGGTCGGCCTACCGTTCACTGCTCGACCGCGACCTGGCGGCGCCGGCAAGCACGGGGGCTCCGGCCATGACCAGTGTCCTTGGTCATCAGCAGGTTCGGGACCGAATCCCCGTTCGCCCACCGCGTGACCGTGCTCGCGTCGCGGTTGATCGCCTTCGCGAGGTCCGGCGACTTCCAGCCCTTCGCGGCCATCGCGGCGTTCAGCGCATAGGCGAGCCTGCGCCGCATCTCTGCATCGGTATCCACCAGGGCGAGGCTACGCAGGCCGAGCGCCAGCTGGACAGGGACAGGCGCGGTGAACGGGACCGAGCGCGGCGCCCGGTCAGAAAATCCCGGCGGATTACCTATTGCCATCGCGCCGCAAGTATGCAATCCTGCGGCACATGCGCAAGAGTCACGCCAGAGATTCGGTGGCAGCCCGCACCGGCCGCGACGTCGACGAGCTCCTGAAGGAACTCTACGTCGAGAAGGGCTACAACTTCATCGAGATCGGAAAGGCGCTGGGCGTCAGCCGCGAGCTCGTGCGCCAGTGGGTCAACGACGCGGGTCTTCAGCGGCCGCCGGCCGAGGCGGTCCTGTGAGCCTCCTGTCGCGCGTGGTCGAGGCCACAACCTGCCGTGTCCAGGGCTGCGATCGCGCACGGGCCCGCGATGCCCAGGTCTGCGCCGCTGACGTGACCGAGCTCTTTATGAACCGGCTCGACCGGCAGCCCGACGGCTCCTACACGCGCCGCCGCACCTTCGCCGCCCGCGACCTGACCGGGTCGCTGAGGGTCGCGTGATGCGCGCCCTGGTCATCGTCCTCGCCGTCTTCGGCCCCTGGCTCGTCATCGGCCTCGCGCTGTACGCGGTCGCCCGCCTCGCCGGGCTGGTGCCGGCGTGAGCACGACCGGCGATCCGACGACCGACGTCGTCCTGCTGTTCGGCGTCGTGGCGCTGCTCCTGGGACTGCTGGTGGTCCTCGCCTGGCCGGTGGAGCACACCGAGCGGGGCGGCCGCTGGGCCGATCGCCTCCTGGTCTGGCTGTTCGGTGAGACACCCTGCTGCCTGGGCAGGACCTGCGACCGCTGCCGGGGGATCGTCCGATGACCCCGGCGCTCGCGAAGACCATCGATGCGGCGCGCGACCTCGCCTGGCGCCCGACGTCGAACCTCGGCGGCCGTCGCGCCGTGGCCTACGAGCCGCGCCTCGAGGCGCACCGGCGGCTGGTCGACGCCCTGGCCGGCGTCACGGGCCTCTCGGCCAACGCCGCGCCCGAGCTGCGGTACCTGCTGGCCGCGAGCCGCCGGGTCGCCGCCTGCAGCTTCTCGAACCGGATGGGCCACCCGTACTACGAGCGAAAGCAGGCCGTCGCCGAGCTGCGCGGCTGCCTCATCACCTACGACCGATCGCTGGTTCCGGCCTCGCGATCCGGCCTCGACTCCGTAGATCTGACCGTCCCGGCGGTCGAACGGCGGAGACGCGGCCGGATCGGGACGCCGGAGCTGGTGCCGGCGCTCCTCTGACCCAGCCGGACCGGGGGCGGGCACTTCCCCGGTTCGGCCAGAGCCTCACCGATCGCCCCCTGCTCAGCACATCGGAGATACCAGTGGCACCGAGGAAGAAGGCCCCGACCGCGACGCCTGCGAAGAAGGCGGGCCCACGCAACGCCCGCCAGACGCGCGCCGGTCGCCTGTACGAGTGGCGATCGCCGGGCGCGACCATCGGGTCGGAGCCCGAGCGATTCTGGTCCGTCACGACCCTGATCAAGACCGGGCTGCCGTCGCCGGCGCTCATGGCCTGGGGCATGAAGTCGGTCGCCGAGTACGCCGTCGCCAACCACCGGACCCTGTCGGCGATGCTCGAGGCGGTCCGCGTCCGGAAGACCGCCGGCGGCCTCGCGATCGTCACGGATCCCGACGCGGTCGCCGCGGCGATCGATTGGCTGAAGGGCTCGCCGTACCGCGAGCGCGACCGCAAGGCCGACATCGGCACCGCGGTCCACGCGGCGATCGAGGCCCACATCCTGGGCACACCGGCGCCGGCCCCGTCCGAAGAGACGGCGGGGCACCTGGCGCAGTTCGCCCGCTTCATCGAGGTCTTCAACCCGACCTTCGAGCTCGCCGAGGCGACGGTCTACAACCGGACGGCGAAGTACGCCGGCACCCTCGATCTGATCGCGACGATCCCGGGCCGCGGCCGCGCGCTCATCGACACGAAGACCTCGGCGTCGGGCGTGTACCCCGAGGCGGCGCTGCAGATGTCGGCCTACCGCTTCGCCGAGTTCATCGGGCTGCCCAACGGCACCGAGGCACCCGTGCCAGAGGTCGACGGCTGCGCGGTCCTGTGGCTGCCGGGCGGCGATGACCCCGACGGCTACGCCCTGATCCCGGTGATCGCCGACGAGGCGGTCTTCCGGGCGTTCCGCCACATCGTCGAGGTCGCGCGCTGGCAGGAGGAGACGTCGAAGGGCGTCGTCGGCCAGCCGCTGCCCGTGCCCGGTGCCGAGCCCGTCGCCGCCGGCGAGGCCGTCACCGCTGAGCTGTTCGCCCCCGCCCAGGAAGCCGCGGTCGCATGACCGCACGAGGAGGAAGCGCTATGCCACGCCGCATCAGCATCGAGATCAAGGTCGAGGAACAGTCGGGCAGCAACAGCTACAGCTGGTCGACGCTGGCGAGCGCCGAGTTCGTGTCGAGCGTCGAGCTCTTTGCGCCAGAGCAGACCGTCGCCGGGATGGTCGCCGGCGTCTCGCAGCTCCTGACCATTGCCCAGATCAAGAGCGATGCCGATCGCGCCCTTGACCAGGCCTACGCGGCCGCTGACGACCAGGTGCCGGCGTGACGACAGCCGTAGCCGCACCCGTCGAGCCTCGAGGGCTCGGGATCCAGCGTCGCCTCGTCGAGCTCGGGCGGATCCGCCTGGGCGAGAAGGGCTCGAAGGGCGAGCCCAAGCGCCTGAGCAAGTTCCGGCTCACGTCTGCCAGCCGGCCGCTCCTCGAGGCCGCGCGCCGCGTCTACGGCGGCACGGCCGTACGCGCCTGGCAGGGCGCGCCCGACGAGGGCATGTGGGAGCTGTACACCGACGCCGACTCGATCGACGTCATGGTCCCGCCGACGATCAACGCCTACAGCCAGTTCTACGAGGTCTGGGACGCCGGCGGCTGCAGCCTGCGCTGCGACGGCAACTGGGAATCGATCGCCGAAGAGCCGTGCAGCCACGACCACACCGGCGACCAGCTGGCGCCGAACGGCCAGCCTTGGAAGGTCACGACCCGGGTGTCGGTGATCCTTCCGAAGCTCCCGGGCATCGGCACCTGGCGCCTCGAGACGCACGGCTGGAACGCCGCATCGACGCTGCCGGCGACGCTCGACCTGATCGGCCAGGCCGGTCGCTGGATCCCGGCGGTCATCCGCCTCGAGCAGCGGTCGTCGACGACCCGCGACGAGAAGACCGGGCGCGCGCTCAAGCGCCGGTTCGTGGTCCCGGTGATCGACCTCGCGGGCGTGAGCTTCTTCGAGATGCTCGAGGCCGGCCAGGTGTCCGACGCCTACGAGCAGCCTGGACCCGCGCTGGGCGCCGGGCCGGGCTCGCTGGCCCTCCCGCCGGGGCCAGCGCGTCCACCGGCGTCCACGCGCGTCACGCGCCCGCCCATGGCCGAGGAGCCGCCGCTCGAGGACGAGACAGCGCCGCTGTCGACGCCGGTCGATCGCGCGTTCCCCGAGGAGCCGGCCGACGACGCGGTCTTCGCGGCCGCGCCAACGCCGCCGGCCGAGGCACCGGCAGCCGAGCCCGAGCTCGCTCTCGGCGATCGCATCGCCGCGCAGCTGAAGTTCGCGGCCGCGCCAACGCCGCCGGCCGAGGCGCCGGCAGCCGAGCCCGAGCTCGCTCTCGGCGATCGCATCGCCGCGCAGCTGAAGAAGGCCCGGAAGGCCGAGCGCGAAGCCGCTGCCAACGACGAGCAGCGCGAGGCCCTCGCCCAGGCGTTCTCCGGCGTGCCAGGACCCGCGATCATCGCCGGCGTCCGGCACCTCTTCCCGACCGCCGTCGGCGAGGACGGTCGCGCGCACCTGTCGCAGGCCGAGGCGGCCGCGGTCCTCGTCGCCGTCGAGGCGGTCGGCGCTGAGGCCTTCCGGACGAGCTGGACGGCCCTGGCGACCGGGACGCCGGCATGACGTTGCGGGAGGCGGCACGGCAGCTCACACGGCTGGCCCAGGACGCCCGCGACATCGCCGGGCGTGTCGATGGGCCGTCGCCTGAGCACTGGGCGGCCGCGCGCGACATTCGCGCCGTGGCGGCCAACCTCGACCACCGAGCCGTCCTCGCCGAGCGCACGGGCGTCGCCTTGGGCGAGCCGGATCCCGATGACCTGAGCTGGCTCGCCGCGGCCGCGCCCGGCGAGATCTCCGAGGTCTACGGTCGATGACGCGCCGCCGTCCCGCGCCCGTCGACCTGCCAGGCGAGCCCCTGGTCGTCGACGGCACGAAGTACCGGATCCGCGAGGTCCTCGTCTCGTCGACCCCTGAGCGGCCGGCCATCGTCCGCGCCCGGACGTCGTACGGCGGCGCGGAGCTCGAGGCGACGGTCGACGAGTACGACCCGGTCCCGGGCGTGTGCCGGGGCACGCAGGTCGCTGGCTGGTCGCGCGCATGACCTTCACGATCCCGCCCGACAGCCCCAAGGCCGCTTTCGCCCAGGCGTTCGGCAACGAGCTCGTCAAGGCGTCGCTGACGACCGGCGTGCCGTTCAAGGAGCTCGAGCGCGTCACCGGCGTGGGCCACACGGCCATGGACAACTATCGCCGCGGCTACTCGCTCCCGAAGACCGAGGTCGCCGGCGTCCTGGCCGAGACGCTGCACTGGCCGCGGCTCCGCGACATCGTCGTCCAGGCGCGCACGGACACCTGCCGTCGCGCCGGCTGCGGGCGGACGTTCAGGAACGAGGGCGGCAGCCCGAAGGTCTACTGCTCGGAGATGTGCCGGCGGATCGCTGAGAATCTCCGGATCGCGGCCACGCGGATCCGCCAGGGCGGCCAGCTGAAGGCCCGCACACCGGACGGCGTGATGACCGAGAACCGCCGGAAGGGCGAGGCGATTCGACTGCTCCGATCGGGGATGCGGATCGCCGACGAGCGGGCGCTGCTACTGCAGCAGTCGGTCGACGCGATGTGCCGCGGCTGCGAGCCGGAGGGCGTCTGCCGGACGGAGGAATGCCCGCTTCGCAACTTCAGCCCGCTGCCGCTCGCGAAGCACGACGTCGGCGAGCCGCGGACGTCGTTCCAGATCCACGCCGCGGGCTGGACTCCGAAGCGCCGGCAGGCATTCGCCGCGGCGATGACGGCGGCTCACGCCGACCCTGAGCGTCACGCCAAGATGGACGAGGCACGCACACGAGGCCAGAAGCGCGGCTACCGCATCGGTCTGGCGAAGGCGCACGCACGGTCGAAGGCCGACATGCGCGTCGCCTCGAAGAAGGCGTGGGCCACCAGGCGGGCCAGGGGCAAGGTCGGGCCGAACGAGACGGCCTTCACGTCCGATCGCGCTCGGGTCGTGGCCACCGTGCGCCAGAACAACGAGCGCCGGCAGCGCGAGGCCGCCGCGAAGCTGATCGGCACCGCGCTGTACGTCGGGCGTGATCGCCGAGCGACGCCCGACCAGCGGCGCGAGATTGCCCGCCTGTACCACGTCGAGCAGCGGCCGCCATCGGAGCTCGCGCTGGCCACAGGCCTGACGTCGACGACCATCTGGCGAATCGCGGCCTCGCTCCGTGACGAGTTCACGACGTCCGCCGAGGAGCGCGCCCAGGCTATCGAGAAGGTCGCCGCAGAGACGGACGATCAGCTGCGGCACGACCTCGCCTACTGGGCCGTGGCGGTCGCCGACCACGAGAAGCGGTACGTCGAGCTGACGAACCAGCGCGCGGACGTCACCGACCTGTTCCAGGAAGCCCAGGCATGGGTCCGGATCGTCACCGACGAGCTCGCGCAACGCCGTGAGAACGCCCGGGCGCGGAGCGGCCCGTCGTGAAGCCCGTCATCGCCTGGCTCGCCGAGCGCGATGGCACAGCCCACGCCCACGTGGGTCGCGGCCGTGTCATCCGGGCCGCCTGCGGCGCGCGGGCGGTTGATCCACGCCATTCCTGGCCGACCGAGCGCCTCCACCCGGAGTGCGTCGAGGCCGTCAAGAAGCTCGAGGCAGACGCGGCCGCACTTTCGCGATCGCGCTGAAGAAGAGGAGGACGCCATGGACCCGATCCTCGCCGTCTACGCAGTCAAGCTGACTGTCAGGACCAGCACGGCCACCGACCCGGATGGCCCGGGCGTTCCGGTGCCGACCAACGACCAGGTCGGAGAGGCCCTGAGCGCGGCGCTCGCCGAGTTGTACGAGGCCGGCCTCTGGACCGTGTCCGTCAACGCCACGTCGGTCGAGCGCACCGACGACTGACCCCACCCAGCGACCGCCCAGGAAGGGCACGAGGAGGCCACCCATGGCAGAGCGCGCGCTCCGATCGATCAACGGATCCGGGCAGACGGGCATGGACGAGACGCCCGTCGAGAACAAGGAGCTGATCGACCTGCTCGAGAAGCGACTCCGGCTGCAGGACGACAAGTCAGAGGTCGCGAAGGCGTACAGGGACGCCCACAAGGCCGCGCTGGCCGAGATCGACAAGCTCGACATCCCCGATGGCCAGGCGATCCGGATCGGACGCTTCAGGATCACGCGCTCCGCCGTCGCGGCTCGGCACGTCGAGTTCGACACCGACCCGACGTCGCGCCTGACCATCGAGCTCTTCAGCTAGCCCGGCGCGCTCACGTGGCCCACTCGATCCGGGGGCGCCTCGTCCAGGTGCCCATCGAGCTGCTCGACGACGGGACGAACGTCCGCTCCGCGGGGACGCGCCGTCGTCGTGGTGAGCTCGTCGCCTCCGATCGCGGCCTGCGCGATTCGATCCGCGAGCTCGGCGTCCTGCAGCCGATCACGGTGTGCCGGCACGGCAAGCGGTTCACGGTGCTCTACGGGCACCGCCGGACCGCGGCCGCGCGCGCCGCGGGGCTCACCGAGATCCCGGCGATCGTCGAGCCTGAGCCGTCCGAGAAACCCATCCGGCAGCTGGTCGAGAATCAGCACCGCTTGCCGGTCAACCCGATCGACATCGCCCGGACCCTCCGGGCGTACCTCGACGAGCACCCCGAGACCAAGCAAGCTGATCTCGCGCGCATGCTCGGGCGCTCGAGCTACTGGGTCAGCACCAAGCTCGCCCTCCTCGACATGGAGCCCGACGCCCAGGAGGCGGTCGCCGCGGGCCGCATCGGCCAGGGCTCGGCGTACGCGGCCCACAAGGCGAGCACCAGTCAGCGCGCGGGTCGGCCACGCGTCTTCCGCCTGGACCGCCTCGACGATGACCGGGAGCCGTCACGGTCGCGCTCCGTCGTCGTGCCCCTGCCATCGGGGGGGGTCCGGGACAAGCCCGGCCAGGCGACGATCAGCGTCGAGCGGGGCGAGCTGCCTACGATCGAGCTGATCCTCGAGGACGGCGCCGGGCACGGCGTGATGCTCACCCTGGCTCGCGACGCCGCGCGGATGCTGGGCCATCGGCTCATGCAGGCCTACCAGGCCACGGCGGTGGCGTCGTGAGATTCCACCGACCGGATCCCGACGCCGTCACGATGGCCTGTCGTCGCTGCGGGCGCCTCTGTGAGCCCCACGACGGCCACGGTGGGCACTATCGGCACGCCCGCGTTCTCTGTGGTGCCCCGATGCGCTACGGCCAGTCCTGCGCCCGCCAGGCGGGCCACCGCGGCGCTGGGACCTGGGGAGCCGGCCACCGGACCGCTGACGCCCTGGCGTTCGACCGCGCGCGGCCGCAGCCGCACAGGCGGGCAGCGGCATGACGACCGAGGCGCGCACCATCACCGCGGCCGACGTCATCGCCGAGCGGCCGGACATGCAGCCGACGGGCGAGTTCTACCTCGAGCTGGCCATGACCGGCGCGGTCGTGGCCGCGGTGACGCCCTACGCGAGGCGCGAGGTCGCTGGCTTCCTGCGCGTCCTCCTGGCCCGCGCCCCGCTCGCCGACGCGGCCGCCTACGAGCCCCACCG